ACGAGGATTACGGAAGCACCATAGATCCACTCTAAGAACAGCGAAGAGATTTGAGAAGTATAAAACCAAAGAAGATACGCGAAGAATTAAGAAAACAAGAGCCGCTAGTAGAAAACAAGATCTTAAGGATACACAGCAGAGGACTGGTGAAACCAGATTCAGGAAGTGGAAAGGTACTGTTGAGCGAGAAGCAGAGGCTGAAGGTAAGGCCACTAAGATTAAAGGAGCGGCTGGAGGTGCAGCAAAAGGTATGGCTGCCGCGCAAGAAAAAATTGAAACTGAGAAGGGTAATCGGAAGGCAGCTAAAATTAAATCTGGAGGCAGATCTTGGAAAACTCTTGGCTTCCGAAAGAAGGGTACTGAGGAAATTGAGGCTAAAGGAACAGAAAGAGCTTTAGATGTTACCGCTGCTGGAGAGGAAGGTAGGGCGAGTAGGAAGCATGCTGGAGAGCAATCAAGGGAAGATGATGTATCTAGGAGAAAGATTAGGAGAGCCGATGATGAAGCTGCGGCAGATACCCGTAGAGGTCATAGAGAAGTAAGGCGGGACAAGACAGAAAGGCTTAAGTCCAAGGTGCATGGAACCGCAGTTGATGCAGCTACAGGGACTGGTCAGGCTATTAAGAGATTCGGTAAAGCGGCAAAAGAAGCTGTTGGTGAAAAGTATATGGATAAGAGGAAAGAAAATCTAGAGGTGAAAGATATTCTTGACACAGAAAAACGCCGTCAATCCGGGCTTGCACAAGGAGATGAGGAAAAGGCCGAGGCTAGAAGAACAGCAGCTAGAAATAAGGAATTTGAGCCTGGACAGAGAAAAAGAGCTATGGCTTCACTTAAGGTTACAAGGCACGGTCCTGGAGCAGGAGAGCTTGAAACCAAAAAGGGTGGGGTGGCTGGTGGGAAGCCTAGTGCTGAAGCACAAGGAGATAGACCTGGAGTTAGTGTTGGACCAAGAGATAAAGGAGGGGATGGTTCTCGTCCATCGAAAACACCTCCGAAAGTTCCAGCAGAACATAGGGAAGAGCAACCAGACCAGAGAAGAAACGGGGCTCCTCATCCAGGGCAGCCTCAACTTCCTGCGGGTAAACAACCTCCTAGGGAGGTGGAAGCCGAAGTAGTTCCAGATAAAAAACCACTACAATTAGGAAGAGGTGCAAGTAAGAGAGACCCAGATGTTCTCAAGAAGGTCGCTGCTGGTGGTAGATCAGGCCAACGGCATGGTCAAGGTCTAAAAGGAGGAGGGATTGCTGCTGCTAGTGCTGATAGATCAGCACATGTTGCAGCCAGAGGTGTTAAAAAACCTGTACCAAGCAGTTCTGGGGAAAGGTCAACGGCAAGAGTTAGCCCAGACTATGCGGATAGATTGAAAACGCAAGCTCACATGAGGAAATATGGTTCGAAATCTGGAGCTTCTCCCGACGAAGGAGGAGGTCCAAGACCTAAAGCAGGAAGACAGACTCCAGGTAAGCTTGGACAGCAAAGACGCGCTCAATTACAACTAACTTCTACTGAATACCACAGATTCGGATCTTTATTAGCAGAAATACTACAGTAAAATGTCATTCATAAAAAGATTACTTGCAGAGTTCACAGGTGAGTTAGAAGCATCTATGACTAAGAAACCGTCAGCACAGGGTGGACTTGGCGTGAGAATATCACGGCATTATTCAAGAGAGTTTCTTGCTGGACTAGCGCAACAGAAAGGGTACGCAAGAGCTATGAAGCACGGTGCGACTAGTCGTTCGAAAGGGAAATCTGCTGAATCTGCTTCTGGAGGAAGACGGGCTGCTGATGCTCCAGAAACTAATACTCAATCAACTAGGACAAGACCAGCTAGACCAGCTAGACCAGCTAGACCAGCTAGGACAAGACCAGCTAGATCAGCACGAACACGAAAGAAACCCTCTAAAAATGATGATGACAAGTAACTCATACATTTTTAAAAAAAAATACAATTTTGTATATTAAACTAATAGATAATAATGAACCTAGGAGAACTATTTATGAATGATATAAAGAATATTGCCGATATTCTACCTGAAGGATTAAACGAATCTACCGTCGAAGCTATTTTCGAGATGGTAGATTCTACTATAAACGAACAAGTAGAAGAGAAGATCGGTTTGTTGGAGGCTAAGGTTAATGCCTATCTCCGTAATAAAATTGACCAACTTAAAGATCAAGCTTTTACCGAGCTTTCCGAAGAAAGCGAAGTCTTCCGTAATGCAAGACTTTTTGAGTCGGTAAGAACTTTAATGGCTCTTGAGCTAAGTGACAGTGATGAAGAGAATGCTCTTTCTGAAATGACCAGTCAGCATGGTGAATTACAGGAAGAGTTTAGCGTTCTTGATGAACAAGTAGACGCACTCGTTAATGAGAATGAAAAACTTCAAGGAACTATCAAAGTTCTTGGAAGTAAATTATCTCTCACCGAACAATCTGTCAGTGAACTTGAGGGGCAAAATTTCCAACTTCTTGAAGAGGTTGAAAACTTAGAGGCTTCTAAGGAGGAGGCATTTGTCTCATCGGAAAAAGCTATCGTTGTATCTCAAGCTGATAGAGAGATTAACGAAGAAAGAGTTCATTCCAATAATGAATTTTTAACGGATGAGGTCATGAAGTTCATGCCCTTCTCTCAATCTTAATATAAGGATAAATTAATATGGATGTAATGCATCAAACTGATGATACGCTTGTCCAGAAGTGGGAGCCTGTGCTTGAGGGTATTGATAATGACTATACCCGTAGAGTGACTGCACAACTTCTTGAAAACCAAGCTAAATCAATCGTTGAAGATAAACTTAACATGAATGAGGCTATTTCCGCTGCGACCACTACAACTGGTCAACTCGGAACTTTCCAAAAATTTGCGTTTCCCTTAGTTCGTCGGGTTTACCCGAAACTTTTAGCTAACCAACTGGTTGGCGTTCAGCCCATGCAGGGACCTGTTTCTCAGGTCTTTTATCTGGGTAACGACCGTGCTTCTGGTACTGACATTCAAACTGTCTACAGCAAGTTCAACCTGACCTACAGAGGTCTGACTGCTTCTGATATTGGTTCTGTGTCTGCTGGTGCCCTTGGAACCCAAGGAGATGCTAACGCTGGATGGCCCGGTACTTTCGGTGTTACTGGTACGCGAGGAACTTCCAATGGTCTTGACGGCGATCAAGCTCAAAGCGGTTTCGATGTGTCCAATGTTCTGGCTGCTGGCCCGAGTGGTAGTGAGCCCTTCTTTGGTACTGGTGCTGGCTCTGGGACGATGGGTGGTCAAATTGCTGCCTTCCCCAACGCTAATGCTGTGATGGGTTATAACCTATCTGGTGGTGAGCGTCTGAGTGGTACGGGTATTCCTGAAATGACCTTCCACATCGAGCAGGAAGCTGTTGTGGCTAACACTCGTAAGATGAGAGCCCTTTGGACTCTTGAGGCTTCTCAAGACCTTAAGGCTTATCACAACCTTGATCTTGAGCGTGAGCTTACGGATCTTCTTTCGAAGGAACTTCAGCTTGAGATCGACCGTGAACTCATTGAAGATCTTCGCATGATTGCTTACGGTCGTCACAAGACGAACGAAGGTGGTGTTGATCTGAGATTAACTGACAATGATTACATTGATCTTGGTAACAGAGGTAATGGAGTATTCCCTGGCTTGGATAGTGCTGCTGGAGCAACTCAGTTTGTTCCTGCTCAGTTTACTTACGACTTCAATGGAGCCCAAGGTACGGGAACAGATACTGCGCTTGGTGCTACGAAGCAAGCCTCTAATGTTTTCGTGATTGATTTTAGTCAGTCTTCTCTTAGCCTTTATCCTCGTCATGTTGGCGAAGTGTATGCTAACTTGCTGGCGATTATTAACCTCGCTTCGCAAGATATTTACCGCACCACTATGCGTGGTCCTGGTAATTGGCTCCTCACCTCTCCTCTCGTTGCTTCTCTCTTAGAGAGTGCTTCGAAGCTTGAGGGTGGTGTGCAACCTGCTGATGGTCCTACCAATATTGGTAGAAACTCTATTGAGTATAAAGGCAAGTTTATGGGTCGCTACGACCTGTATGTTGATCCGATGTATCCTACGGATGAAATTCTCGTCGGTTACAAAGGTGCTAATGCGATGGATTCTGGGTATTGCTATTGCCCCTATATCCCTCTCCAGCAACTGCCTACCATTGTTGACCCAGAGACCTTCCAGCCCAGGAAGGGTATCTTAACTCGCTACGGTAAAGTTACTATTGAACCGTACAACCGATTCTATAGAATCGTGCGTATTATTGGTCCTACGAGTAACTACCTGTTCTCACCGTTCGCTCAGAATACGACGAACCTGGGAACTGCGGGTGACTGATTTAAATTAATTTAAATTAACATGAGGGTCAGAAGAAATTTTGTTCTTCTGGCCCTCATTCACTTCCTATATACAATAGGGTATTCATGTATAAATATAAAAGTAAATGTAGATGGAATATGCTTATTCATTTGGAGAATGAGATTATTGAGATTCGCCCAGGTGAATTATTTGAATCAAAAACTTTTGTGAACTCTAGATACTTACAAGTACTTAGCAGTCCTATAGTAAAAAAGAAAGGTCGGCCAAAAAAGAAAGTAGTAAAAGAAAATAAGGAAGAATTAAATGGCAGCAGCAGCTAGAGTTGATCCCAGATTGTTAGGGTATGGAGATACCTTTGGTTCCTATGGAGGTAGGGACTTGGGGGATACAGATATATTTTCTACAGCCATTGATAGCTCTAAACTTAATACAGGAACTCTATCAGATCCAGTAGAACTAACTAGATTTGAAACTACTATTAGAGATTTTATTCTTGCTCGTTTAGGGCATCCAGTTGTTAGAGTAGAGCTAACAGATTTTCAAGTTAAGACTGCAATAGATGAAGCGATAACTAACCTAGATTATCATGCTCCCTTTTGGTGCGAACAACAGGCTGCATTTGAATGTTCCGCAGGACAAAACAGGTACTTACTTCCGATGCACATAGCTAACAACCTTAGTTATGTGGTATATAAGAAATCTTTATTGAGCATTCAGAACATGACAGGAACCTTGGAGTATGATTTCTTTATTAAATACTTCCAAGACAACTTCTTATTCAGTAACTTTAGTATCTCAGACTTCTACCTGTTACAACAGAGTCTAGAGACAATGAGAAAGGTTTTAGGTCAGGAAGGAGCTTGGGATGTTATTAATGGCAATGTTCTACAGCTATACCCCACTCCTGTACAGAACAATCAGACCTGTATTCTAGTTTACAGAGCTTTGGATGCAGGAACCTTACATCCTTACTACAAGAACTGGATTCAAAGATTTGCTTTAGCTGTGTCTAAAGGAATTCTTGGAGAGGTAAGAGGGAAATATAAAACACTGCCTTCCCCTGGTGGAGGGGCAGCATTAAATGGACAAGCTCTGTCAGATCAGAGTGTAAAAGAAAAAGAAACTCTCAAAGAAGAACTTCTTTTCGAAATTGAAGAACCACCAGTGTTCACGATGTATTAGGAAAGTATTATGAAAAATTTTAAAAAAAGAAAGTTGAATGAGGCTAAACGCAGCCATCCGAGCCTGTACAGCACAGAGGAGCCCGAAAGTGTGGCTAGTGATGAGCGGGAACGAGAAGCGGGAGGACCTCACCACTCCGAAAAGGATGCTGAAGCGGCTAGAGGAGGGGATTATCCAGACAAGGAATTTTGGGACAAGGCAAGACTAAAGAGGAACCTGAAAAGGGCTACTACTAGAAAGAGAAGGAAATTACAAGGATCAAAGCCAGGAACTAGGAAGAGAGTATTAGCTCAAGTAGCCGCTAGTAGTGGATCAAAAAGAGCGAAGAAAGCTCTAAAGGACAGCACTGAATATCACAGACTAGGATATGTTCTAGCCGAAGCTTTAAGAGTTGAGGATGAAGAGCCTAGAAGCTCTAACGCTTATGTAAGAAAATTAGCAGAAAGCAGATATGGTCGAGAACCAAATAAATTTAGGCGCAATCCTACAACTGCTGAGTCTAGGGATGCAACCGTAAGGGGGATTAAGAAAAGAAGGAGCCGAGCAGAACAGAAAGCTAATGACGACAAAAAAAAGAAAGATATAGCATTAGCATCCGTAGCTGCTGGTAGTGGATCTAAAAAGGCAGCAGCAAATTTAAAGAGACTACAAAAAGACGATTAGTAAATGGCTAAAAAAAATTGGAAAGTAACGACTAAATTACCTGAGCTTCCTGACCTTGATGGTGAGGAGAGTATTCTTAGTCTATTTGATCAGAACAACGCTGACATAAATCTTTTCAATTTGGTTGACGATGAGATGATTCGTCTTGGTGGATCTAAGTTTTACTTCTATAAGTACTATCAGTCTGATGATTTTGATGAAGTATACATGGAATCTAGGAATAAGCCTATAGCTAAAACTCCTCTCATTGTGCATGGTCACTATGAGCCTGTATCCTTAAGTGAGAACCTGACCCAGTTCGGTATCGAGCTAACAAATGATCAGCTTTTCACCTTTAATAAGAGCTACATTGAACGCAAGCTTGGTAGGGCCGTAATACCTGGGGATGTGGTCAAACCTGAATTCCAGGAGCAAAATTATGAGATTTTCGAGGTTGTTGAGGACAGTTTCGAGGCTTACGGGGTATACCACCTAGTCTGCTCTGCTAAACTCCTTCGTGACGCTCCTGATGTGCAAGATCAACCTCTCACTAAAGTTAGTGATGAGCTAGGAGGCTATGGGGGTGGCATAGATGAGTTCTAAGATTTCAGTATGGAAACAAATTTCTGTACCTTATTCTCCCCCGTCCACCAACCCTATGGAATCAGGGGCAGTAGGCTTTACCACTACTACAACTAAATTATTAACTGCTATCGGAATTTCTCAGTATGATTTGGCGGGAAATTATCAAGGAGACTATTTAAAAACAGTAGGCCAAGATTCCCTTATATCTTTCCAGGGAAAAATGGTTAATGATCCATTCATAGAGTCTACTTGGACAATGCGTGTTTCTGGGGAGCCTTCTTTTATTGCTTCAGGGGGTGGCTTTTATAATTTTCCAGTAGGCACAGTATCGGCTACACAGTCAGGATTCAATGTAGCATATGGAAATCCTATTACAGTATATGGCCCCTCTTATGGAGGATCGTTATCATTTACTTTAGATTCAGATAATGTCATTATCTCAGAAGACGCTACCTTATCTGCTATAACCAGTAGGAGTGAGCAATGGAATACTAGAGAGGGAGATATTAGAAAAAAAATGTATCGAATGACACAAGCTGAAAATAATATCTCCTTTATATATAAAGAATTACTTAGGAGCATGATAGCCTCCTTTAGTGAGTTAGGTTACATAAGTTCAGAAGAGAATTTTATAAAAATTAAGTGTGTTCATGCAAATGCGGAAAGAACTATAGCTAAATTAAAACAGGATAATAACATTATTCTCCCTATTGTTTCTATATCTCAAACTATTTCTAATAATAATAAAAATAGAAGAAGAGCAGAGAATGTTCTGGTACAAGAGAAGTACTGGGACGAAGAGAAGAATAGAGCTTTTAGGGTCCTTAGTTTTGCTCCGAGAGCAGTAGATGTTATGTACCAATTAAATATTTGGACTAAATACATGTCTGACATGGACCAAATTTTAGAGCAAGTAAGACTTAAATTCAATCCTGATATGGAAGTTCCTACAAAGTATTCTACTCTAATGAAAGCTTACATTGATACTGAGGAGGATTCAGGTAAGCTTACTGCTGAAGATAAAGAGGATAGAATTATACAGAAAACAATAAACATTGTTGTTGAAGCATATATTCCCAGCCCTAAATTTCTAGTAACTTCTAGTGGGAAAATAGAAAAATTCTTGATAGGATGTTAATGTAATGCCAGGAGTTGAACGAAAAGGGGATCTTGCTAGTTGTGGAGATGCCAATACTGGATCTACTACAGTAAAAGCAAATGGTAAGGGAATAACCAGGGCAGGGATAGATACAGCGGGTGGGCTGATTAATGGAGGAAGCGATAGTGTTTTTGTAGAGGGATACAAAGTTTCTTTACCTGGGGATTTAATTGATACTCACGGGCCTGATGGTTCTCACGCAGCCGAGACTACTGAGAATGAAAGCCAAGATGTTTTATGTGGTGATGGTGGGGATCCTGCGCCTGATCTTGATCTTACCCTTGACGCAATTGGTGGTGGTGGTCCGTATTACACAAATACAAAGAACCCTCCAGGATCGGGTAGTAATCAGAACTGTTGGTGGTACACGGGAGATGTTACCTTTTCCTATACAGTAACTAACAATAGTAGTGTACCTGTGGGACCGTTTAATATTGGGTTATGGGAAATGGATTGGTTTACAAATATAGGTCAGACTTTTTACTGGGTTAGGGGTGATGATGGAAAATACGACGGAAAGTGGCCTATTTTGAGAGGTGAAGTACGGCAAGGAGTTATACCTGCGGGAGCGCAAGTTACTGGAACGCTAGTATTACCTAGTGATCCCCAGACTGATAAGCCAGGAATAGTTCCCCCACATGATCTAGGAATTCTCAATCCTCACTGGTCGATTGTAACATCCTCCCACCCCCGTGGATTTACTATGCATGCAGATATAGATAAGGAAGTAAAAGAAACTGATGAAAAGAATTCGGTTCCTGTGATTGAGGTCGGTGCTATCTACGATGCAAATGGCTGCACTTAAAGCACGGTATAAAAAAAGTTCTCAAAAAAAGTGAACTCGTTGGGTAGATAATAAGGAGATAAAGATATGAAACTAGTTAAAAATGATAGCCTTCAGGCATTCACCATTTATTTTGGTACGGAAAAGGGTAATAGAGAAAAGTGGATGCAGCCAGGAGAAAGTATTGTAGTGCCTGATCACTATATCACAGAACAAATTCAAACTCTTCACAGACGAAGAATATTTAAGATTTCAAACGCTTAGGAGAATAAATTATGCCTAATTATGTAAGCCCAGGTGTCTACACCATAGAAAAAGATATTTCGGATTATACTCCGTCAATTAATACTTCAATCGTTGGTTTGGTTGGCTTTGCCAGCAAAGGACCAACGAACAAAGCTACTCTTATTACTAACCAAAACAGCTTGGTTCGTACCTTCGGTAAGCCTTATGAGTCTATTCCAGGCCAAGCATTGGAAGGCGCATTAGAAATTTTAGAGCAAACGAACACGCTGTATTTCATTCGTGCTGTAACCTCTACCGCTGCCGATGCCTCTGCTACAATGACTATGGGAACTTGCCCCTCCATAATTGTTTCAGGAGGCTCTGATGCAACTAAAGGATGGGGACTTGATGCTGCTTTAACTCTTAGGATTCAAGTATATGATAATGCAGGTACTGCCCAATTTACCGCACCAGGAAAAGACTTTACCATCCCCACAAGTACCGCAGTTTCTGGTCAAGCGGAAGCTATTAGAAAGATTGTTGGTGGAGGATTAGACGCAGATAAAGTGGGCGTTTTTGATGGAGGAGATGGCTACGCGGGATTGGGATTGTCTGGAGCTATCGTAGGAGCCTTTGCTGGTTCTGGTGCTTACATAGGGGTTTCCGCTTGTAGTGGCACTTCTTTTGATGAATCTAAAGGAGCTTCAGCATTGTGCCCTGTAAGTGCAGCAGGATCGACTGGCGCAAGTTATGGTGCTAGTGGAGAGCTTGGAGCAGGGGTTTTAGCTTCTGCTTGTAGGGCTTACGGTGCCTCTTTTGAGAAAACTGGAACGAACTCTGCCGCATATAGTATAGTTTCCTTGTATGAGGGGGCTGGTTATAATGGAGGCACTACTACTGGTGGAGATACTAGTGGAAATTCCATTACAGTTAATGGTCTAGGAAGTCAAAACTTTAGTGTTGTAGTTAATCAAGATGGTGTGGCTGATGAAACATTTAAAACGAGCTTTGTTGGATCAGGTGCCTTTATTGAAGATGTAATTAACACTGGAGAAACTAACCTTAAATCTGATACTATTAAGGGTAACTTATTCAAAGATGATGCTGACGCTACGGCTGCGGAATTAACTAATTTTGATGTTGCAACTAATACCCTGATGGGAACGACCAGTTTCCAGATGACGGATCAGTTCTTACTTCCAAACGACAATCCAACAGGAGCAGGTACTGCTACTGCAAATACTACTATTGCAACAAATGGTGGTAGGTGGAATAAGTTAGTTCAAAATACTGGTGAGAGTATGACTGGTGGTGATAATGGAACAGGAAGTACTGCTGCCAATACCACAGCCCTTATTGGAGATTCTTCTGTTGATCCCAAGACGGGAATGCAATCACTTGATGATGATGTTCTTAACATTGGAATCGTAGCTGTCCCAGGTATTTACACGGAAAGTGTTCAGAATAACCTGATAACTTTGGCAGAGAGTACTCAAAACTTTATGGCTTTGGTTTCTCCCCCCTATGGAATTGGAACTGTACAAGATGCTATTGATTGGACTAATGGAAAGTCTTCTAGCACAGCAGGGTCTAGAACTTCAGCAATTACTAGCTCTTATGCAGCGATCTACTTCCCCCATGTTAAGGTCTACAGCGTGTTTGATGCTAAGGATAGATGGTTAGATCCTGCAATCTTTGGGGCCAGACAAATGGCATATACTGACGGTGTTTCGGATAGCTGGTTTGCTCCTGCGGGATTCCGTAGAGGTAGACTCACTAAGCCTTCGGAGGTAGAAGTCAAACTGAACCAGGGCGATAGAGATACCATGTATAGTGGAGGCAATGTGGTTAATCCCATCGTGTCCTTCCCACAACAAGGTATAACTATCTTTGGGCAGCGTACTGCACAAAGGAACCCCACTGCTCTAGACAGAATTAACATTCGTAGATTGATGATTTACATCCGTAAAGTTATCGTCTCTAGTGCAAGAAGATTTGTGTTTGAGCCCAACGATGAATTTACTTGGTCTCAAATAGAAGCTTTGATCAATCCTTTCATGGACGACATTCGTAGACGGCGCGGGATAACAGAATTCCGTGTTGTTTGTGATGCGACAGTAAATACTCCAGTAAGAATTGATAGAAACGAACTTTGGTGTAAAGTTATTGTCAAGCCTACTAAGACGGCAGAAATGATTATCTTCGAAATTAATCTTACTAATCAGTCGGCTAATTTAGGAAACATATAGGAAATTAATTATGGCGCAATCATATTATAAAAATTATTACGGGAGAAACTTCACTCCTGGTCAGGGTCTACCCCTAATTTCTACTGATTTAGATTCAGTTAGAACATATCAGTTTGAAATTCACTTTTTGGGATTACCTTCTGATGTAACTGGAGAAACAGACCTCACCCTTGCTGCTAAAAAGATTACTGGGTTGGAGATGGCTTCAGAGCCCATCGTAATTGATAGAGTTAATGACAAGATCCACTATCCTGGCAAGGTTACTCCTGGAGACTTAGTAGTTACTTTTGATAACTTGTATCTTAGAGAAACTGCTAGTGATCTATGGAGATACTTTAAGCATACCTACGATCCCATTACTGGTGAAATGAGTAAGAGTTCTCAGCCTGGAGGGGGGTTAGGAAACACCTTTAAGGCTGCAAAGGCTGAAATTGTTATGCTTGATAATACTATGGTGCCTCACTCTACTGTAGAAGTTTATGGCGTTTGGCCTACTAAGTGGGCAGCATCTGAATTTAACTATGCAACCAACGATTTCCACACTATAGATGTGACCTTCAAGTACGATTTCATGAATCAGTTCAACTACTCTAACCCCTGAGAGTTAAGTAGTGAAAATACTTAGGCTCAGTCTATATATAAATGGGCTGGGCCTAATTTTTCTTAGGGCTATAATATAATATGGACTATTTTAATGAGTTATTAGAAAGCTACAATAAGCTTAAAAAGAGGACTTTTAAGCTGGAATATATTAGTGAGGCTGAAGCTAAAGCTAAACCAAAAGCTAAACCAAAAGCCAAGAAGAAGGAGACACAAGAGGAGACACCTCCACCCCCAAGTGATCTTGCCTTTGAGGATGGGGCGACTATAGCAAATAATGCGATTAATGCAGCCACAGCAGACGCTGTTCCAGTAATGGGTGTAAATGGAAAGCCTACGGAGATGTCTATTTATAGAAACCCCCAAGGGGATGTAGTTGTAGTAAATTTATACGGTGGAGAGAAAAGCGGGAAGGGGACTGTACAAATGGGAGGTAGCCCAAAACTTACTGCGGCTGGAAAGGTTACTGAAACTGCCCAAGCAAAATACGATAAAGATGTACAGAAAGCAGCAGGACGAAAGCAGGATTTTATTGAAAAGCTATCAGGAGATGGAGAAGGGGGTAGTGATCCAGATAGTGAGGATGAGGCCACTAAAAGAAAGAGAGAAGAACAACAAGCCATCGCAGACTTTGAGGCAAAAGCCGCAGCAGAAATTGGGGGGGCTTGGAGACTTAATAGAGTAAAGGAAATAGAAGACGATGGTTGGATGGTAGATGGAGAATCTATTGCTGTACAAGTAGAAGGGAGGGGGGAGAAGAATGCTACCTTAAACCATACTCAAACACTCCTCGCAGCACAAGGAATAGCACAAGAAGAATATGATGCATCTCTAAAAACTAATAACCCCGCTGTATCTCATACTGAAGAATCAGAGTACTTACAACAAATGAAATTTGTGGACAGTTTTTGTAGAGACCAAATAAATTCTTCCGAGAATGATAATTTAAAAGCACAATGGGATAATATTTGTAAAAATCCAATCAGTTATATTGCAGGATCTACAGTTGGAAGTTTAGAATATAAACTTGCTAATGGGGATAGTACTTTTTGTCTAGATGATAAAGGAAAAATAGATACAGCAGGTAAGTGTAAAATAAGTGCTGGATTAAGATCGGAAGCGGTAGAAGCTAATTCACAACTTCTAAGTTTTTTAGCTCCTGCTTCGGAGGCAGAGGCAGATAGGTGTGAGACAATTCTAACTAGGGTAGGATTACATGGAAGAGGAAGTAAGGAAAAATTAATATTCTTTGGGGAGATGGGAGCGGATACTAGCATTCCTTCTGAGGGAGTAGTTATTACTCCAAACCCCCTTCAGAGATTTGCTTTAGAAAAATTAAGATCAGAGTGCCCAGACACGGACTGGACCCCAGACATTGCTAGTGGGGAAAAAGGAGATGAGGTTAGTCCTCTTAGACAAGTATTAAATCTATCTATTGGACAGAATGATAAGAATGCTATCAAAGGTACTCTTTATGAGAGAGTCCCCCAAATATCTATTTTACTTCGAAGAATGAGAGAAGCCTATGATGCTGCAAACGGAGATACAAAAGATACAAAATACCAAAAGATCCATCAAGAGCTAACAGAGTTTATTCAAGAAACTATTCTTGAAAAGGACACTCCTATGCTTGAACAGATAATGAATAATTCCTTAGAGCGAGGAGGATCAGTAGATATGCAATCTTACATGGATGCAGAACAAGCTGCTGAGATGTATGGTATAGCTACAAGCAGAGAAAAACTAAAAATTTGGATACTGTCGGAAGCAAAGGCTATGGATCAATGGCTAGGAAGTATTGAGGGAGTAGTAGGTACAGTCCACCTAGGACTACAGCCTCGTACTGGAGCAAGGGCAGATAATGCTCTTTTATTTATAGATCCAGATCAGGCTGCTGTGGCTGCCAAAGATAGTCGATCTTCGGTACAACCTACAACTTACGACGATATCATTAATAATGCTACACCAAAATCTAAAATTTCGGTACAAAAGAGATTGGATGATTTAAATATAAAACCAGGGCAACAAGTCTACCTTATGCCCTTCGGTCAAAAGAGGATGGAGAAGGCTGGCAATACTAAAGCAGGGGAAATTAATACTGAGGCTGTACGAGATGGATACTTCAGACAAGATTCTACTGACCCTACCCCAGGATTCTTTACTGGAATAAGAGAAGTACAAGGATTCGGTCCTGAAGTAGATGAAAATGGAGTTGAAGATTCAGATTTTGCAGCAATGTTACAGTATAATGATGAATTAGAAACGGAAGTTTCTCATGCAACTGCTGGGTTTGCAGAAACTACAACCTATGTAGATAAAAACGGAAAAGTCAAAATTGCTACGCCTGAACAACACTTAAAAATGGCTAGTGAAATTATTACTGGAAAATTAAGCTGGGCCGCACTGATGAAAAGTAAATTTGCTAAGCTATTTTTTATTAATGGGAAGAGTAGAAAGTATTCTGATAGAGTAGTCCAAGAAAGAGTTCAAGAAGGCATGGAAAGAGAAGCTAGATTTCGGGCATTAAAAAGAGATTTAAATGATCCAAATAAAAAAGATATGGTTGAGAACTACCTTATTAGAAATTTACTAATATGTGGGTACAATGAATCTGAGATGGCTCAAATTAAGGGGACCAATGATGGTAAAGTTATTGGCTGGTCTCAAAATGAGCCTATGAGAGCTATAGCAGATGCGCGAGGAGCTATAGATAAAGATGGGAATCCTAGATTAGAGATAAGTATAGAAGGCGATACAGCCACTTATATAGTAGATGGGCAAAAAGTAATGACTTGGAGCCAAGAAGGTACTTGGTCAGGAACTAAAGGAACTGAGAGTCAGCAACGCCAAACTAGATCTCAAGCTAAATTCGCAGATGAATATGTTTCATCCCCAAAGAGAAATTTCGTAACAGATAAAAGAGGGGAAATTATTGTGAAAGAGGAAGGTCTTTTATTTCAGTTCTTAGCAGGACAACAAAGATTATTAGAGAGATTACTTACTCCAACCAGCATGAGTCAGCTTCTTTAAGTAGATCATCAAATAAATATACTCTATATACTTTCCCCTCTTTATATATTTCTATGAAGTTAGTGGCTTGATAGGGGATATTTGAGGGTACTATAGCTAGTGTAGGGTGTCTATCCTGCTTGAAGATGACCATCGGAATCTTGTCGCACTTGTCCGAATCTTTTTGACATTGATCTATAAATTTCCAGGTGTCTGAACTATAATTATATAGACTATATAAGTTTTCCTTATTGTATCCTTTTTTACACTCTATACAATATTTAAATTTAATAGGTGTTATTAGATCTCCATATATTTTTAAGTAGTCAGGTAGAGTATGCGTAGTGGCGAATGCACCAGATCCAGGAGTTCTTGAAAATTCTGTGGTGTTGAATCTATTATTAAGTAGCTTGGCTATCTGCCGTTCAAAGGTGCTGCCCTTAGCTCTACTGTTAACCTTCTTTTTCTTTTTTAGCTTAGAAAAATCATAATTGTCTTCCATATTGTAATCCTCAGTCTATAATAGTAAAATGAATAGCACCCAAACTGCAATAAGAATTGATGTTGACGCTTGGAAAATAAAAATTCGTGAACGGAGAAACAATCGTATGAGACTACAAATAAATTTATCTAAGGACGAGGCTATTGCCTTCAAGAACTTTGCTTCGGTCTGTAAACCAGAAGAAGTATCAGATGAGGACTTCCTCAAAACTGTATTCCTTACAGGAATTGAAGGAATGAACAAGCAGCTTGCTGATTTGGTACAGAAGTATGCAAAAGAAAATAAAGAAGACCTTGCATCGTCTGGGATTACTGTCCTTGAAGGAGATGACGGAGAAATTAAACTAGCTTCGACTGAAGACTTGGAGCAAGCCGTTTCTGGCGCAGGAACTATAGAAGACTCGGTATTACATGATAACGCTATTCGTAAACACACTAATAAGAAATAATTATGTTTCAATTACGCTTTCTCGATAAAGAGAATGAACTTAATAAAATTATAAAAAGAAATAAACGAGATAGAAATAATATAAGCATCTTGTTCATTTCTTTGTGGGACCAGCACTCGGAAAAACTTATTGAAAAACTGAAGAAGAGGTATGAAGGTAGAGAGCGAGGAGAACCTCTCTACATAGTGGATAGTTTTAATATGCCCCACAGCTTTGTTATATATGAGACTAATAAAGTTCCTCATTTGGTTCAGCTAAGGCGCGACTTCACCTATTCAGAAGATTACTTACCTATGGTGATGAAATCTCTGCGCGTCTATAAAGATTGATTGTTATCGTTTTTATACTTTTCAATATAATTTTCGATCTTTTGTTTGTATTTCTTTTCTCTAGTGTAAAGTAATTTTAGATTATTTACTACAATGGTAGTAAAGTAATTAAATGCTGTGCCTTTTCGAGGTTTAAAATTCTTTACCGTCTTTAGGACTAGAGCGAAGCAATCTTGTTTCGCATCATCAGGGTCAACTTTGAATCTAAATGATTCTATTATGTTCGTAATCAGAAGATCAAATAAAGAAACTAGCTCTTCCTCGTAATTTTCTGGGTCTTGCTGGTATGATATAATGATACGCTCAAATTCTTTGTTGTTGATGTAATGATTTTTCATACCCTATCATAGTATGTTTGATTTAGATAATTTATATTCCGATCATAAACTTAAGGGAGAGAATCCTCTTTGTGAAGGGTGTACTATCCTTTCTAAGAATAAACCTTGTAATTCTATCATGGATTATGAGCAGTTGGATGAATGTCCAGCACTCTTTTTATCGGACTCTCTTAAATATAAGTTTGGAGGAACCTTTCCATTCTTGAAGGCCGAACTAAATCTAATAAAGGAAGCATATAAAGAGCCTTTTATATGTGCAGCGTCTGTAAAATGTCCTGATACTAGAGAAGCAGACATGACCCCAGACAATATGAAAATATGTCGCGTACACTTAGAGGCTACCATTGATAAGGTAAAGCCTAAACTAGTGTTCCCTTGTGGGAACTTAGCCATGAAGATGCTGATCAAGAAGAGTGGCATCACAAACAAGAGAGGAAAATCTTATGAATATATCACTACTGGAGGGCATAGCTGTATCGTTGTGCCTATTTTTCATCCTTATGCCTGTATTAAGGAGCCTCGCCACCGTTTCCTATTCCAAAAGGACATCCAAAATGCATATGAAAAATATGTACTTGGCAAAAAGGCTGAAGGGGACTTTACCTACCAAACGCTAATGCGTATAGAAGATGTGGAGGAGCTTGCAACTAATTTGCAGGAGAGTGAGGAGACTTTAGCAATAGACATTGAGACTACAGGACTAAACTTCCTTACAGATAGCATCCAAACTATAGCGTTCGCTTCTCAAGATAATACTTGGGTACTTCCTCTGGATCATAAAGATAGTCCCTTTAGAAAGGGAGAACCAGATTACGCAAGGGTTTGGGTTCTTCTTCGGCGTATCTTAGAGAACCCTAAGAACAGGAAGGTCTTTCACAATGCTAAATTCGATCTAAAGTTCCTGATTAACTACGGAATCTATACGAAGAATGTATGGGACACTAAGATTATGCACCACTTTATTGACGAGAATGTTCCGAAGAGCTTGATGGATCTAGTTAAGATTTACTTCTCTTCTGAACTAGAAGATCTTTAAGCGTCACCGTACTGCGCTGCAGCCGATAAGCCTCTAGCTATTCGGGCTGCTCTTTCTTCTGGCGTTTCTTTTTTAGTTTTTTTAGGTTTAGGGTTACCTTGTTTGGAGAGGGTATCTTCAAGAGCAGTTGATTTCTTAGCGGTATCGGCTCCTTTTCCACTTCCAAATACTTTACGCTTCAGCCTTCCCAAAATTCCTTCAGCTAAAATATAACTCATGTTTCTATAAGTGTCCCAAATGGACTCACCGATCAATTCGTAATCTTTATCATTCATAATAACCTCTACTCGTCTATTATATAGCTATGCTGACCATTGACAATCCTAAAAAATTTGATTGGGCAAACATGCCCCTTTCAGACTGTTGTGAGGGGAACGCTCTCGATTCCTACTTCACTTTAAAGCTATTCAATCTAATTTGCGAAAAGCTAGATGGAGAACCGATGTTCAAACTAATAGAGAAAGTTGTAATGCCTTCTCTTGAGACTTTTTCAGAGATGGAGTACAATGGATTGGATGTGGACACATCAACATTAGAGAGCGTGGGGAGAGAACTCACTACTAAGAACATGAATGAAGAGGACTCCCTTTACTCTTGTAAGGGCATTGAGAAGACAGACAACCTCTCCTCCAACCATGATTTGATTGAGATACTATATACCAGAGAAGGAAGTTTAGAATTGTACCCTCCTGACAGGACAGCTAAAGGAAGTCCTTCTGTGTCTGCCCCTACGCTGAAGCTTTTGTTAGAACACATTGATGAGGAATTAAAGTCCCGTGAGTAAATGGAAACACAGAGATGAAGGTAAGCAAATTAGCAAGAGGGTAGTAGCCTCCAAGTCTACGGAAGAATTACTAGACTCTAAGAAATTCCTGAAAGGGCTCTTGGGTCTCCGTAAGTCGGAGAAACTAGCTAAGACTTATATTCAGGGAACTAGGAAAGCTATTGAGTATAATGGAAAAAATAAGATCTTCGTAGACTTCAGATTTGATGGGACTTCTACGGGGCGATTGTCTTGTGCTTCTTATAATGCTAAGAAAGCTATGGGAGTATCATTCCATACTCTGCCCCGTACTACTGAAGATAATATTCGTAGTATTTTTACCGCTCCTCCCCAGCAGTCTTTCATTGCTGTAGACTATGCCGCAATGGAGCTTCGTGTGCTTGCTCATGTTGCTAAGGACGGTAATATGCAGAACGCTTTTAATGAAGGAGCAGATCTACATACCTATACTGCTAAGTTACTATTCAATAAACAAAACATTAGTAAAACTGAGAGACAGATTGCCAAGACAGTCTCCTTCTTGATTGTATATGGTGGAGGACCGTTTAATTTAAGTGAAACTATGGGAATTCCACTTAGAAGGGCAGAGAGAATAATAGATAACTACAAGAATGTGTACCCTGCGGTATTTGAATACATGGAGTTTGTGAATGATTTTATTAGAACAAATGGTTATGCTTATACTATATTCGGTCGGCGTAGGAATTTGCCTGATGTTGGCTCTAGGAATAAGACAGTTGTTAATCGCGCTCTTAGGCAAGGACTTAACTTTACTATCCAGAGTACTGCATCTGACATCCTGCTTACTTCTTTGTTGGGTATCTCTAGAAGGTTTAAAGCTAGTAACTTGTCAGCTAGACCCGTTGCAACAGTTCATGATAGCGTGGAGGTAGTTTGTCCAGACAATGAGGTTGAGAATGTGCTTGAGATCCTCTATGATGAGATGGTGAACTACCCGACGATCAAGGAGATATTTAACATTCACTTTGATGTACCCCTTGCCATTGATGCAGAGGTTGGTAGATCATTTGGAGATGGAAAAGAGATTCGTTTTGACAAAGGTATACCGATTTTGTAGAGCTATTTTTTGTTGGTGTAGGGGCGGCTGTAAAATTGCTTCCACTGCTCAAGAGCGAATGATTATTTGTAAAAAATGTTATGGGTATAACAAATTGCTAAATGTTTGTAAGATTTGTGGGTGCCTTTTGAAGATTAAAACTAAATTGGATACTGAAAAGTGCCCATTGGATAAATGGTAAGAACATTAGTAATAGGCGATCTGCATTTTGATAACAAACCCTATGGGCTTTTAAATGCTCAGAGGGGGACCACCATTGATATTTATAATGATGCCTTAAAATCAGGCCCAATTGATGATGTTATTTTCTTGGGAGATTTGATGATGCATAGGAAGCCTTACCCCAGGGTTCTTTTAGCTCTCAAAGAGGTTGTTGATTATATATCTGAAAAAAGTAATGTTTTTATCCTTAGAGGTAATCATGATAGTGAGACCAAGGCCGATGATGGGGTAACTGCCTTAAGTCTCTTTGAATCGAAAAATGTGACGATTATCACCCATATATTGATTGATGATGCGTCTAGACGGGTATATATTCCGCACTATGAAGATGAAACAAAAATTAAAGATGCTTTGGTTAAAGTCCCAACTGGTTATGCTGTATTCGGGCACTTTGGTTATTATGGCTCCCTTAATTCTGCTGGGGACAACGATTTTTTTCTCACTCCTGCTGATTTTAACAATACTACTGTTCTTGGGCATATTCACCAATACAGTAGGAGCAAAAATATTACACTCCTTGGAACCCCTTACACCACCAACTTCTCAGAGTACAAAAAAGAAAGCTTCTACGGAATCATCGAAGATGACAGACTGGAAACCTTTCCAATAGAATTTGGCCCCCGCCATCTTGTGGTAGATTATGATATGGTGGAGGAGAATTTGGATTGGATTAATGATGGCAGGTATTTTACACTACTTAGAATTAATATTGATACAGTTAACGAGGATCAGAATAATATTACGGAGTTAATAAATAAATTGAGTGCTGGGTATGTAGAAATTAAATACAAGCCCTTGGTAGATACCTCGGATGAGGTGGTCATAGATTCTATAAACCCAGTTACAGACATTAACGATTCTCTTATTGAAGAATATATTAATTCTAGCACTACTACTATAGGAAAAGACACTCTTCTGAGTGGCTTAAAACTAATTCATGAAAATCAACAAGATAGAAATTAAAAATTTCTATTCTATTAAGAAAGTCTCTTTAAATTTTAACAAGTTTAAGGGGCTAGTATTAATTGAAGGAAAGAATAAAGATACTGGGGGATCTAATGGAGCAGGAAAAAGTGTATTAGTTGAAGCAGTTGTATGGGGTTTGTTTGGTAAGACTATTAGAAAATCCACAGAAGCAGCCCTAATTAACCTGTATTCTAAAAAAGAATGTAGTGTTAGACTTACTATCAATGGCAATATTGTAATTGAAAGAGGAAAAAAGCCCACTTATCTTAGATTTTTTATAGGGGAAGAAGAGAAGACCCAGGATAATGCTCTCAACACGCAAAGGTTTATAGAAGAGTACCTGCGTACAAACTATAAGGTTTTCTTAGCCTCTACTGTATTCGGACAACAAAATAATATAGAATTTATTAGTGCTACCCCAGAAGATAAGCGCAGTATAATTAAGAATTTCTTAAACCTAGACAGTTTATTCTCTTTGAGAGATTCTGTGAAACATTTGAAATCTAAGTATTCTCAGGTAATCAAACAACAAACTGCCATCCTTGACGAACACAAAAAGAGTTTAGAGTCTTTTGATAAGAAGTTCAATAGTATTAAAAAACTAAGAGAGTCTGTTGAAGGAAAATATACGGAGGAAACTCTAGCACTATCATTAGAGGATGTAGTAAAAGCAGAGAGAGATAATGATGCTTTAGACTGGCAAATAGCAGGAATTAATAAAGAAATTGATGCTCTTGAAGAGAGGATAGAATACTTAACCACAAGATTACAGAACCCCACTAAGCAAGAGATGTGCGAGAGATGTGGTCAGGTGGTTGATCTTCCTTTTCATCCGAGACGGTTGCAACTAAATATTCAGGAGTGCAGTGATCAACTTAATGAATATAATACTTCTAAAGAAAAAATTAAGTCTGAGTTTAGGGAACTTCCTATCACCTCTGCGGAGTATTACAAAATAATAGAATACAATCAGCTTAAAAAAGAAGCAGAAACTTTTGCTACCCTCAGAGAAGAAACAAAGCAAAAAATTCAGGATGCTCATGATGTAAAGCAAGAACATAATAATAAGTATGAGATAATGAGATTTTGGGAGAAGGCTTTTTCTGAATCTGGTCTAGTTAAGTATGTCATTAGAAATATTCTCACCTATTTTAATGGTAAAGTAAATTTTTACTTATCTCATCTCTCCAAAGGAAAATTCTTTGTAGAGTTTGACGAAGAACTCCGTGAAAAAGTATTGCATAATGGGCAAGAAATTAGTTATATCTCCTTGTCAGGAGGAGAGAAAAGAAAAATTGGCATAGCAGTAATGCTTGGTCTTCAACAACTGTTGACCATTTCACATAACGATAACAGTAACTTAATGTTTTTCGATGAAGTTGCTGAGAATCTAGATCAAGATGGTCTTGATGGTCTCTATATATTATTATCAGAACTCAAGAAAGATAAGAGTTTGTTCGTAATTACTCATAATAATTATCTTAAATCTTTAATGGACAATGTACGCACTCTTACTATTATAAAAAACAAAGGAATCTCTAAAATAACAGGAAAATAATTATGACATTAGCAAAACTAGATGATATGGGACAGGAAATTTTTGATTCACGATACGCTTACCCAGGGGAGAAGACTTGGGCTGAACGATCTAAAGTTATTGCTAGGATTGTTGCTTCCGCAGAAAGAGATGAGGATAAAGAGAAAATTGAAAAATACTTCTATGAATCAGTCGGGTCAGGGGACTTTATCCCAGGTGGTAGGATTATTTATGGGGCTGGGCGCAATAGGGGCCATCATAACCTGCTTAATTGCTATGTCATTATTCCAGAGGATAGTGTGGATTCTATCGGGAAGACCGTCCAGGATATGTACCGAATCTCCTGTGCGGGTGGAGGTGTCGGATTTAATGTTTCAAAGATTCGTCCGAAAGGAGACCACATAGGGAGCGTTCATCACTCAGCCCCAGGATCAGTCTCCGTCCTAAAAATGATTAATGAGGTTGGGGAACATGTACGAGCAGGAAAGAACCGTAGAACTGCTCTCATGGGTATCCTTAATGTAACCCACCCAGACCTCATGGAATTTCTTCATGTTAAACTGGATAAGGGGGAGCTTAACAATTTCAACATCTCTGTTGCCATTACCGACAGGTTTCTTGAGGCTGTAGAATTGGAGGAAGATTGGTACTTTTCTTTTAATAACAAAGAGTATCACTCTTATGATCTAGTTCGTAATGGTGAAGAGGTTGTTAGTGTTGTAGGTATGGATGAAGAGGATGTTCTTAGACGAGCAGAGAACTTTCACAAAAAAGATTGGAAGGATACTTTTGAGGTTCTTTGTAAAAATGATATAAAAGCTAGAGATTTATGGAATATAATTTGGAAAAATTCTGTAGAGTCGGGCGATCCTGGCATATATAATATCGACTTAGCTAATAGATACACCAATGTTTCGTACTTTGAAAAGCTGGATGCAACGAATCCTTGTGGAGAGATTTCATTACCCTCTTATGGGAACTGTTGCCTCGGCAATGTTAATCTTTCTAATATGGTACTTGATGATGGGACTGATGTGGATTGGAAGCGTCTTGCAAGAACGGTTCGCACAGGTGTTCGATTCTTAGATAATGTACTTACTATTAATAAGTTTCCTACGGACACATGCAGGAGGGTTGGAGAAAGATCTCGTAGGATTGGGCTAGGCGTAACAGGTCTACATTATATGCTCATTAAACTGGGGATTAAGTACGGTAGTGAAAAGTGCCTTGAGTTCTTAGACCGATTGTTCACTACTATACGAGATGAATCGTACAAGCAATCTGTTTATCTCGCAAGGGACAAGAGCCCATTCCCAGAATTCGAATACAAACAATTTTTAAATGAAGATTATGCAAAAACTTTACCCGCTCGTATTAGAATGCTTATCAAACGATACGGGATCAGAAATGCTGTTATGCTTACTATCCCTCCTTGCGGTACTATCTCTATGCTCCACGGGGTTAGTTCAGGCATTGAGCCTATTTTCTCTG